TGGATCAGTCCATGGGCGTATCTTCGTAATACCGTCCTTCTCTGTGAATCTACAAACTCCGGCATGACCAAAGTGTGTGTCACTTACTAAAAATGTTGCTGACATATTATTCTCCTACTACCCAAATTTCTTTGAAGCCTTCATCCAATGAGGGCAATTCAAAATTCTTAATCATGTTCTCTACTACATCAGCAGGAACAATCTTACCTGGACGACTTGCTAATCTACGAGCCAATTCATCTGGCTCGGGTACTTTGAATACTACTGCAATGTGTTCATATTGCGAACTCAACAAGGTGTTGAACTTACGCTTACGACTTACAACAGTGGTACTAGTTTGGTCCCAGATAAAATCTAACTTGTTTGCTTGGCAAACCAATGCTTGATTCGCCATTAACTTAACAGCGATTGGCATGTATGATTCGAACACTTCTGTGTAAGTCTTACCCACTCGCAATGCTTCTGCCTCTACGAAATGGTCAGTGCCAACAACCGGCATGTCTTTAGCCCATGCTTGGTTCTTGATCCAAGTAGACTTACCTGCACCCGGTACACCAATCAGTTGATAGCACTTGTTCATTTTATTCTTTCTTTATGACTTGTAGCCCACTAACATCTCTGTGTCGTACCAGCCAATTGCTTTACCTCGCAATTCATATACTAGCACAGGTGCCGCGTCTTCGTTTACTCTGTTGAAGTTGAAATCACTTTCAAATTGCTTTTGCATTCTATCTTCATCATTGTCAAACAGATTACCATCAAACTCTACATTTGCAGTGAATGTATTGACGAATTCATCAATATCATACTTTTGTTTCTTGTTAGCTTTCTCAAACTCACCAAGTTCATGTAACATTGTATCAAACGCTTTGCGACAATTATGTACCTCAGGGTACTCATGTGCTGAAAACTTTTCGTGCAACGCATGAAGTGAATCAAGCATCTTTTGAAAAATTTTATCTTTTTGCTGCCACTTTTGCATAGGTGCCTTTCGTTTGTTAAGCATGTATTATATACCCAAAACGATTAGTTGTCAAGTACTACTTTTATACTCGTACACGCTTTGGAGCGCCTATGCGACTCGCCTTGTTCCAATCGTATGCAACACCATCCGGGCACTTGCCATCTGTGATTGTGTCTACACCAAACATGCCAACAATTTCAAAGTCTGGACCCTTGATAGTCACAAACTCATTCATCTTCTTTGCCAAGAACATAGCTTCATCTAATGAAAGTACTTCGTACTCTACATTCTTGCCTGTTACTTTAAACATTATCTATCCTTTTCAAATTATACTGTATTTCCAATCTTTCATGTGCCGCTATGGCTTGTTCTTTTGTGACATATCTAGTGATAACATCACTGTCACCGTTAGCAAAGAACCAGCAACTTTCATAGGGCGCTGCCCTATAAAGGTCACCATTCAACTCAACTGTGCTTAGAGTCTTATCAGGAGGAAACATCCAAACATGGTCATCACTGATAATTTGCCAACGCTTTTGTTCCATACTATTAAGTGTCACCAAGCTGTTCCGGACTTCTTTTAGGGATGATGAGTCCGGATTCAAGTTCAATTCCATTAATTGTGTGAGGTTCATTTTCGTCATAAGTCCATCCCAAGTATTTCATCATTTTATGCTTGACCAAAAGATTAGGACTACGGAACACTTCGGTGTCATCAAAGCCCATCATCACACCAACTTCACAAACTGCGCCGCTACGACACACGCCTGCGACACAATGCACAATCACATTCATATGGTTTGCGTATGCTTGCTTCAACAACAACACCAAACTCTTTGCTTGGTCGTCGGTGATTTTCATTTCAGGTTCAATACACTCGTCATTCTGTTCCAAGTCTAAGAATTGAAACTGAGCCACATGCTTGAACTTGTACAAGGGTTCAGGGAACTCCATACCACAGTCAACGATTTGAATGAGCATGGCGTTCTCACCCGGGTTAATATGGAACCCTTTTTTGATATCACTAAATGCTACATTCTGAATCCATGGCATATTATTCTCCAAATTTAAATTCACGGACCCACTCAAACTTTGTAGTAGCAGGCATCCACTTGAATTGTTGTTTTTTGCGTTCAGGTTGTTCAAAGTCGGTACAAACCATTACCCAACCCTTCTCATCGCTGAAGCCAACCGTATCTGCGACACGAATTATTTCAACTATTTTTTCTTGAAATTTTGCAATCACAGTCATATCGACTCCCTGTTAATTGTCTTATTATACTGTATTTGGGAATAAATGTCAACTATAATTTAGCCAAGATACTTGCTGTGTTATAGTCTTCTGGTGCTATTGCATAGTAGCGTAATAGTGTTAACTTTTGTTCTAATGGCATGTCTACCCAATCCATTGCTACCTTTCTGTAGTCATGTTGAAAATAATTTTCAGGATTGGGGATATTTTTTAAGGCTGTTGGTCTAACAATAGAATCTTTAACCCAATCTATTGTTGCAGTATGAATTCCAAATTCTGTTGCAAGTTTTAATATTTGTGATTGACAACCTATTTCATCTCGGTATGCATGTCTCATATTAATACGGTCGTGGACATCACTTGTAGACATTATAAAGTGATCTTTTATGCCAATATGTTTTGTCCCGTCATGCCCATTTTGAGGTTCATACCCAGTGACATGTAATGTATTAGGTTCAGGTAATGATACTATTTTGTTGTCTACACGTTTATATATGATATCAGGTCGAGTATCAAATACTGCATCATATACTATATCTCGTTCACGTTGTTTTTTATAGGGAATGATTGCGTAATTCAACCAGCTGGGTCCTTGCCAAGAGTTGTAATATAAATCATCAGGATAAATAGTTAAAATCTTAATTAGTTTTTGATTATTATCATCAAACGTATCAGTAATACGTTTCATAAACATGTTGTCAAAACGCCATGTTACAAAATAATATTCAACGTTCTCCGCAATTGATTCATAAAACTTAAATGCTTCTTTATGATTATAATCCCATGTTCTACAATGACCCCTTAAAATTACAGCAATATTTTTCATAATAAATTGTTGTCAACACAATATTTGTACATATAATCAGCCCAAAGTTTATGACCATAACTGTTAGGATGAAACACTTCAAACACTTTTCCATGGTCGTTGTTTACTTGTGAAAGAAGATAGTGATGCATTGTACCTTGTTCGGTACTATCTTTGTTGATAAATTTAACTTTATCAATGCTTTCCCATATTTTTTTGATTCCTAATTCAGTTGTATAAAATTTTTCTGTATATTTTTTATCATCCCATTGATAAATCATTTGTTGATAATGATGATAAAATGCCTGATGCATTACGTATTTTATGTTAAGTTGTTTTAACATCATTTCAGTATGCCAAACAGTCGTAACCCATCTGAGTAAAAATTCTTCTTCGTGATAAAAATTTTCAAGATACAAACGCATCAATTGATTTACATTGTCATTTTTGAAATCGTAAGATAAAGCCCATGGTCCAAATTCTTGCCATCGATTACTAGAATCACTATTTTTAAAATAAAACTCAGTTCTTTCTGGACTTGTCCATCCTATAGTAATGAATAGATCACTAGTATCTCTTCCTGAAGTATATCCCTCAATACTTAACCATTCAAGTAAGGTTCGTGATATTGCATCGTTACTGTATGCACATTTACTTAAATCAACAACTTCTGTTGCATTTATTGAATCAGCAAATATATTAAGATATTTGTGTTTTAATCTAAATGCTTCATTTATTGGCTTAAGGTGTAAATGATGATTATCTCCGGGTAACTTCATTATTGGAATTGGTTCTTCCATAGGATCAACTAACTCGGAACCCCAGCACCAACTATCACCGCATCCAATTAATCGCATCTCATTTCCTTTATTTTATTTACATAGTCGCTACATATAGCCATACACTTTACGTCTAAAACATTGTTTAACGTATTATCAATATACTCTGGCATGACCATAATACTATTTGGTGTTAATGGTTTGCCAGGCTGTGTCCATATGTAGCCTTTACTAGTCAATACACAACTATCACTTTCGTGCCAAAAGAAATTTAATTTGTTTAGTAGTGACATAACATATAATGCATCTAAGTTTTTTGCATGTAGCCATAGATTAGATTGTTCTAAAAATTCATATGGTACTTCATAGTCAGGATAATCATGACCAAGAAACCATTTGTTATCCACAGACCAAACATCAACTTCACAATGATATCCCTTACTTAATGCTAGTTCAATCTGTTGTGGTCTGTTTTCTAAATTAACATCAGGTCCGTTGAATAGTCCTCTATGTGCTATGTATATCATGATGTTTTAATTTTTCTTGGGTCTCTTTATAACCATTAGTAATTTGATAATAACTATGCGGAAGTACTTTTGCTAGGGGAAAATCTATTCCATTTGGAAAACATTTATCTCCGAAAAAATAAATTGTTTCATAATTTCCCATAAAGTTAATACAGGTTTTTTTACTAGCAGTATTTAAGCATATATCAATACTTGTATTTCCACCTATAAATGCATTAAATCTAGGAAATGTTTTTGTAAATTCTTTTATTAGTAATTTACGTTCGTCATAAGTATTGTCCCATTGCAAGTATGCATCACGTTCTTCTTCATTTGCATTCCTACCTACTACGGAAAAATTAACACTACCTGTTCTTTGTTCAATGTGATTACCTGTTTTTACTGGATACGGACTTTCGTTTGCATAAGTTTCTAACCACCACAATTCTTCTGGACGCAGTGAAAATTGATTTATTTTATATTCTCTATCGTCAATAAAAATATGATTACCTACACAATGAAATCCTATTTTTGCACCTTCAACAATTTCAATACCCAGTTGACTAATTGTAGAGACTCTCTCACCGCCGGTGATTAGATAATAGTCTTTGTCTTTACTCCAATCAATAAACCATTCTTTAAAGTCAGGTTCAATTTTACATCCAGTGTTTACTAACACACCATCAACGTCAAATAGATATGCAATCATACGATATATTTGTCAGTTGGTATGCTAGGTGTTTTAACGCACACGATAGTACAATCTTCATGGAATATTGGATCAGCTACTTCATTTGGTTCAACAATAAAAGTATCTCCTGATGTAAGTTCTACACCGCACATGGTCATACTTCCAGAAATCAATATATTGTATTCAGTGGCAATCTTATGAGTGTGTGCAGGCCAAACTTCACCCTTTGGATGAACTCTTACGCATACTTCAAATTCGCTGGTACGCAATAGACTATTTTCAAAATCACCTATAATCCAGCCTCGATCATGGTTCGATAGTTTTCCTACTTTCATTTAGATATTTAGCTAGGTCATCGGGGGTGCCTACAGGAATATATTGATGTTTATCTAACAACACAGTGCCTATTTTCCATTGTTTCTCAATTAGGTAATTGTATGTGGGACCTATATAAAATTCGTTATTAGATTGTTGGTTAACACGTATCATATGTTCTGCACTGTTTACAAAACTATGCCCAAACTTCCAGTAGTGTATTCCAACTAATGCTTGATTACTTACTACTTGTTTTTCTACTATTTCAGTAACATACCCGTCATTACCTATACGTGCATAACTATGTTTTGGATCAGTGTCCTCTATTGTGACAACGCTACCCATTGATTCTCTTAACTGTGAAATTACATTTTTTGAATCATAATCCATAATTTGGTCACAATTAGCAATAATCAATTCTTCTAATGTGTCAATGTGTCTTTTAGCTAACAACGCAGAACAGGATGCGCCATCAGTTGTGTACCCAGCTTCTATGATGACAGGATTAGACACTACTGATTTGATAGCCTGATATGTATCGTTGATATATTCGTCTTTTCTTACAACAAAAATATAATTGCCATCGAATCCCAATGTTTCTACTGCACGGGCTATCATGGGTTTACCATTAACATCAATTAATGGTTTGGGGATAGTGTGTGTATTATGGAAGCGACTTCCTTTACCTGCCATTGGGATTAAAATATTCATAGCCATATTTAGCATAGCATATAAACATAAAATGAAAGATAATAAAGGTGACCGGTCACTCTCACCACAAGAGCCCCGGTCTAAGTTGTTACACTGTCCATAACATTTATTCTTATGGGATGGCGTTAGACCACACCCTAGATAGTTTTCGGATTTCCCTAAAGAGGAACCGTAAGGTCAAGTTCTAGTGTACCCCCTCTCCTATCGTTCAAGGGACGCTCTTATTATAACGTAAAAGAGTAAACCGGGTATTAGAGAACAAAGACGTACTTTCGCAGAGGTCTTTGCCGTGTTGCTAAACTTAGCTTACGCTAAATCGTAGCGATCCTTCATAACGGTCTTCAACATGATTGCTTCCGGTGAGAAGTCATCCATGTTACCAGAAAGAATGCCTTGTGCAACTGCTGGGCTAAATCCTGAGACTAGCGCAACACCTGCCTTGTCAAACTTAACTGGTGCGTTACCGTATGCGGCGTTCAAGTTCCAGAATACGACCTTTGGAAGTTCGTAGCCTGCTTCTTGATACTTACGGGCAATCATTTCGATTGCGCTGTCATCGTGCTGAACACCTTGGTCGAACTGCATGTCAGAGAAGATAACAAGTGTTTGAGGCATTTCTGCTTGTGGAACACTATTACTTACTGCTGTCTTAAGGATCAAATCAAACGCTCGGTTCAAGTTGGTATTAGCAACTTCACCAGTGTTCATTTGGTCAATCTTTTGATTGATGTTACCCTTAAGGTTAACCAACTTAGGTGTATGGCTGAAAGTCAAGAAAGTATCCTTGAACTTACCAGTGTTCTTGTCTGCAAAATACAATCCCAATGAGATTGCAACATCCAAACAAGACAAATCACTCTTTGAAGAATGACCACCTGCAGGGCAAGTCATAGAACCTGAACTGTCAACCATTGGCAACACGTTAGCGTCACCGATGAAGTTTGGCAGTGCGTCCCATTGGGCTTGCAATGCATCCAACTCAGTCTTAGTCATAGACTTGCGACTGTAGCTGTTGATAGCACCCTTCAACACATCGTAAGGGAATACTGCACCAGCGTTAATTTTAACGCCAGCTTCACCCTCAACCAACTTGGTTACGTACTCAGCGTAGGTTGTACCATGACGACCAAAAGCCTTCTTGTAACGTGCATGTGCCACTGAAGGAACATGACTGTAGTTAATGTTGTCCCAATCATTAGAACACATTTGTGTTTCAACAACATTGGTCAACGCAACAAGGCTCTTACGATATTGCTTTGGAGTCATACCAAAGAATTCACGGATTTCACGTGCAACATCGCCTTTACGTGGGGTCCACTTAGCAGCCAATCCATTACGGTTACGCAATGCATCACCCAACATAGTGTATGCTTGTGCCTTAAGATTCTTAGTCTTAAATACAAACAAGTCATCGTAGCGGCCCAATTCAGGAACCTTACCCATTAAACGGCTAGCGTCTTCTGGATTAGCTACTTCAAGGTAAGACATGATTTGTCGAAACAATTCACGTTCACCACTACCACCACGTACATCACGTGCCCATTGGGCGATACGCAATGCTAGATCGGAGTTCTCAACGTATGCCGCTGTGAAACTTGGGACAATGTTCTTACCACGGCTTGCACCGATGTTATAGAACAAATCAACACAGGCGTTTGCTGTTGACTTACGTGCCTTCATACCATTTGTAGTACGGGCTTCTTGGTTCATTACTGCTTCTGCGAATTGCATACGTTCTCCTTTCGTTTGTATTGCAACAGGATGCGCTTTTTTCATTATGCTTGAAATTAAAGTTGCTGAAAGCATCCTAAAAAAGTATTATATCACTGTTTTGATATAATGTAAATTGTTTTTGGGTAAACGGGATGTTAGTGACAGATTGTTTATTTTCTGGACTGACCAATCATATCACTCAGTCCCTATTGCAAATCGTTTGCACCCGATTTAGTAATTGTTTTAGCTACTAACAACATAGTAGGTCTTTCCCTACGTCAACTATTCCATAGAACTTTCGCCCGTCAATAGCAGTTGAGTATTTTTTAAATTGCTGAAATCATCCCGGAAATTTAACAGGTTAGCTTTTGACTGCGTTTTTAGCCAGGACCATCACGCCTGGTTTGTTAGTCTTGCTTCAATAGTTGCCCTTCAACGATTCACAGATTTTACCCTGTTTCACTCCAGTCAACTACCACAGTGTCTAACGAGCCATATAATATGTATATGTTGCTGTATCTAACCTAACAAGTGTCTATTATATATTAACTTTCAATAGTTGTACAGAAGTTTTGGGCAACTTGCCATTGCTTATAAACATCTATCCAATGACTATATCTTTCTTCATTTATAGATAATGATAACCAATCAAAGATTTTACGAATTTCTGAATTTAAATTAAAAAACATGGCGTCTATATTCAATGGATAAACATTGGGTTTATTAATAATCTTATTAGGATCATATGAACCTATTTTGACAAAGGTTCTCATGGAATTAATACTTATATTTGCAGTATGTATTGTTTTTGGAACTTTTGTATATATGCGTTGAGCAAAGTCTTCGAGACTCTTATCCGGATAAATAAAATGAATGAATTTTATTTCAGTATATTTTTCTGTTATATCGTTAACAATTGAGGTATATGTTCTTCTACTGTGGAAAGATGTTTTTTTCGGAGCAATAAACATTGTATGTATAGTAATATTTTCATCACTCATTAAACAAAATTGATCCAAACATATTTGTATTAATTCTTCGGTAGGATGCGTGGTTAGATGAAGATGAGCAGTACCATCATTTTTTAAGGGATTATGTTTTATTTTTTGATCAAGTACTTGTCGAAATAGGGTCTGCTGCCTGTCAACCCAAACATATTTTATGTTATCATGCCCGATAAGATAATGTAGCGTCCAGTCTAAAAAGTGTCCACCGCAACCGCCAGGTCCAATTATGCCTACAATATTATCTACCATTTTTATATAAATGATTACGACCTACAAAACCTTTTTCAATTTCTTTTAATGCAGTAACAATGGGTCCGTCAGTAATTGACGGTAGTTTTGACTTATAACCTTTTTTCAATTCTCTAACTCTAGTTGATGCAATAAGTACTAGATCAAATCTGTTACCTACCATATTAACTGCCTCTTCGCTAGTGTATCTTGCTCTGCTATCAGTCATAGTTTCTTTCTTTGGTTAATAAACTTGGAGCGGGATAGGAGAATCGAACTCCTAACTAAACCTTGGCAAGGTTTCGTTTGACCATTAAACTAATCCCGCATTTAACTTGGTACCTGGACACGGTTTCGAACCGCGGACCCTCTCCGTGTAAAGGAGACGCTCTACCCCTGAGCTATCCAGGCTTCTTATCTTCACTGCTGTTATTATAACAGATTTTGTTTATATTGTCAAATGCCTCATCTTCATTTTGGGCATCTTCAATTTCTTTAGGATTCGGCTTGCGAAAAATCGCATCAAAGTTATTACCGAATTCTTTTTGACTTACACTATATGGTCTTGGTCTACTGCCTTTACTCATACATTCCTTATAAAATTGGTCGGAGTACAAGGATTCGAACCTTGGACCACTGCGTCCCAAACGCAGTACTCTACCAGACTGAGCTACACTCCGAAATTGGTTGCGGGGGAAGGATTCGAACCTCCGGCTTCTAGCTTATGAGACTAGCGGTCTGACCACTGACGTACCCCGCGATATATTTATATTATAATTGATTGTCTATTTAAAATCAAGTTTTTTGGTGCGTAATGAGAGATTCGAACTCCCGACCACCGTCGAGTCAGGACGGGACTCTACCACTGAGTTAATCACGCTTATACGTTAAATTTGTGCTGATGATGTTCTCTATGTCGCCAAGTTAGTGGCTGAGTTGGCATGATTTCAGGAATGTTTCTAGCCTCACCATATAGATGACCACGCACATTAATTAATCCACTAAAGTGTAGTGTTGCAACTACTGTAGGACTGATAATAAAAATTACAATCAGTGGATTGATATACCAGAATAACGCTAGTGACAATAACTGTAACTTAGTCCAATGCCTATGCATAAACATTTGGAAATCACTCTTGATATAGTCTTTAATGTAACTAGGATTTAGTGGACCCACTTTCCAAAGTAAGAACCATACACGCCAGTTGCCTATATATTTAGGACTATGCGGGTCTAATTCTGTATCCACATGACGGTGATGCATACGATGTACATACGCAAAGCCTAATGGGCTTCCTGAACCACCTGCAATACATGTAAAAATTGTTGCAAAGATTTCTATCGGGCCATCTTTATAAGATTTATGAGCCATTCGCAAGTGAACCAAATCACTGTTGATTAAAATGTTGTACAAAATTGTATAAAGTAAGATTGCCAATGCAATATAGATATTAAATCCGTATACAATTATTCCGTACAATAATACTAGGTGATGTACGCCAATCATGGCCAAGTTATAGTGTTTAAATATGTTCATTGTAGTCTCAAATCGTTTTGTCCATTAGTATCAACAATTAAATGTAATCTAGGTACATCGCTGTTATTGCTTACCCAATGCACCATACCACTGTTAAAGAAGTAAACACTTCCGTCTGCTGGCATTGTATATGATATGTTTCCGTCTTTAGTTTGTCCACCAAATACAACTTGGTCGTTTGTAAATACTGGAATATGATATCTAGTAATATAGCTAGGGTCATAATCAACATGCGGTTTAATTGTAAATCCTGGCATGATTACTGCCAATCTAACTCTAGTTACTTGGCTCTCAAACATGTCTAGTATTTCTTCAAAGATACCTTTCACATGTTGATTCCTATGAGTATAGTTATGTTCATCCGCTTCCGGGATATAATCTTTACTAGTTGGATCTAATCTACGTGTTCTAATAAATATAGAACTATGTGTTTCGTCTAATCTATCCTCTGTGTTAATCTTTAAATCAGGATTAATGTCGGTAAGATAAAGTTGTTTGTATTTTTCACCCTCACGTGAGGCTGCATCTTCTTCTAAGAAGAAGGTATCTTTACAGAATGTGTTTGCTACTAAAAACGACTTGTGCTTGCTGTCAGCACTATACTTAATATCATTGAATTCATCATAATTGGTATAGCCGTTGTCCACACAATATTGCTTAAGCCGTTCAATATCAACGGACTTGTCAATTTTTCCGTAAACAGGTAATTCTTTGCGAGTTAGCCGATTCATATAAATACTATTTATCATGCATATATCTTCTACTAAAAGTATTAACTGGCTCTTTATTTTTCAGATAGTTACACACCTATCTGTTATTCCTATGCTCATTTACGGTGAACTGCATCACTATTTAATAGCTTGGTTAGTTTTCTTCTTTACCGGATCTATCGGAATGAGCGGAACCTTTCATAGACTATTAAGCCATCGTAGCTATATAGCACCCAAATGGTGGGAATATTTTGGAACTACCTGCGCCACACTAGGGGGTACAGGATCTAGTATAGGATGGTGTGCTGTGCATCGTGAACATCATAGATTTACTGACACCGAACGTGACCCACATAGTCCAAGTTATCAATCTTGGTGGAAAATTCAATTTCTTAGTATGTTTCATGTGCCACATGTACGATATGTACCTGATCTACTACGTAGTAAATTTCATGTTAACATGCACAAGTATTACTGGTATATCCATGCAATATATGCTGTAATATTATACTTGATTGATCCTTTTGCTTTAGTGTATGCTTGGCTTGTTCCTAGCTTTATATTATGGCATGCAGGAAGTGCTATCAATACATTAAGTCATTCATTAGGATGGCAAGATCATAAATCTAAGGACACTAGCACCAATCACTGGTTAACCGGCATCTTTATGTGGGGTGAGGGTTGGCATAATAACCATCATCATAGTCCAATGAATTGGAAGTTCGGTGAGAAATGGTGGCAGATTGATATTACTGCATATGTCATTAAACTAATGAGATTTAAACCTAATATTAAAACTTAAAAAACGTTTCGATATCCGGTCTTTTTAAATCTAGCTTACAAACATATTGCTCAGTGTAAAACAATGTTTGCTTTCCTTTAAATTCAAAATTACTAATAAGTTCACCGCTGTTAGGAAACTTGAATCCATATCCACCTTTTTCCCAATCTCTATCTCTCCACCATCTATACAATCCATATCGATGTTGATCAAATGTGATATTATATGAGTCTAGACCCATATGATATGCTTGCTTAATATGATAGGGTATGAGTGCCGCACTTACTAAACCATTCTGCTTTTTAAACAATTCGGGGTTAGTTGTGATACGATGGCCGTAACTATCTTTGTCTACTACTAGTAAGCCCGAATACGCAATAACTTCATCATTCTCGTCATACACAAAACTAAAAATACCGTTTTTTAATTTGTGTTCAAAGCTATATCCTAAACTGTTAGTAAGAGAGGGGTCAAGACTATAATTCGTAATCTTTTCTTTGTTTGATTCTTTTACGTTCCGAGTAGGATGATTCCACCAGTGCTCCAATGACTTGATTACTTCCTTCGCTTCATTATATGGATAGTAATCAGTTTTTATATAATAGCCAGGAACATTAGGACTGTAAATCTTTTCCATTATCAATTAAGAAAAAATGCTTTACCGTCCAACCAGCTAAATCAAATTCATTGGGTTTAACTGCCATGGTATAACTATTTGGATACATGTGATGATTGTTATGTAAACCTTCACCTGTGTCCCAATAATGAATCCATTGATTGTTAGTAGAATAGTCACCTTGGTCTCTTAAATCAAAATTACGATAAGAACCCCAAGTATTCAAGTGATACAAGTAAATGCGTAGTGTTCCGTGAAACACATTCCATCCGATGTTACCAAATACAAAGAATACTAAAAACTGCCAACCAATGAAATATGAAATAATACTAGACAATACTAAGTATGTAATCCAAATGCCGATATAGTTGTGATGATTAAACATCACTGTTTTGTCTCTTAGTAAATCACGGGGAACCACTAGTGTGGTTTTTTCTCTATAGTATTCTTCATTCTTAAAATGAAGTAGGAACATATCCCATAGACTTAAATATTTCGGACTATGAACATCTTTATCTGTGTCAGGATGCTTGTGATGGCTTCTGTGTACTGCGGTATGTCCTAAGATAGTGCCCTGAGCAACCATGATACTCGACCAACATAATAATTGATGGCGAATGGGTCCTGTCTTAAATGAACGATGTGCAAAATATCTATGTAATCCTATTTGATCTCCTATTAGTTCTACAATTTTGTAGCACAGTAATGAATAGAGTATCCAGTAATATTCACTGGTGTATATTGCATACCCAAACATAAAGAAGAAACAAGGTAATGCAATTACCTTTAATAGAATTGTTATATTATTCACTTGTTTTGCGTTGTTCAATTAACATGTTACGCAAACTTTTACTGTAATCTACAGTTAGTCGCCACATAAATCTGTCACCCTGAACTTCATTGCGTCTATGAATTGAATGGAACTGATCCATAAAAATCATATCGCCGTGTTGCCAACTATCATGGTGATAGATATATTTATCTTGGAACACGTGATCATACAAGTACTGACGCAACCACGCTTCATCTAATGGCTCACCACTGCGGCGCCACATTTTATTAATACTATGAAATGTAAAATACAATCCCTTTTCTTTACTGAATGGGTGTTGATATACAAGTGGCTTCACTAATCCTTCTGGGTACAAGTTTGAATTCTCAAAGAACTCTAATTCTTGGTCACCCTCGTCTAAGTGATAGAATGTATTGTTCTTAAACTTAAAGTTACAATCAACATCATCTAACAACTCTTTAATGTCATCAGGCAAATCTTGGTATGCTTTACGAGTGTCCGCAAAACTTGTAATACTGTTTACGCCAGGACGAATGCAATACAACATAACACAACATTCACGACCTGTATCACGGTTATTACCATTGCTATGCCAATCTAAATCTTTATCAGCAAATAAACCAATTTTCTTACCGTTCTCATCACGTTGATTCGTAACACGGCCTAATCCCTTATGCTTGTCATCATTAAAGAACTTGTCACTCTGCATTGTTCTGCCAATTGCATGTGCTACTCTAACAATGTCATCACGGTCATCTAATTTTTGATTACGTAAGAGAACAACATTATCTTCAATTAATACTTTGCCAAACTCTCTAACCTCGTCAGTACTCATTGACTGTAAATCGAGGTCAAAGTATTCGTAACCTACACCTGGCAATGCCTTTTTATTGTACGTTGTCATTTTTGGTTAGTCCCCATTTAATTTTTAACCATATACGTTCATGTATGTAATAATCAATACTCAATAGTATATGTAATGCGGTAGCAAAGCCTGCTGAATTACCTAAATTACCTGTAAACAAGTAAGTCCAAAAGATTGTAAACAGCCATGCTGTTAATCTATAAGTAATCATCCTTGCTACTGTGCGTTTTTTTGTTTCATTAGTCATGCAGTATTTATTTCATAAATTACGTGCATGTAATAAAAATGTTTGGTGGAGGATAACAGAATCGAACTGTTGCGAAAACCTTGCAAAGGTCCCAGGCTACCATTACATCAATCCCCCACTAAAACTTTGGTGCCCCAGGTCGGACTCGAACCGACACGCATCACTGCACTGGCTTCTAAGACCAGCGTGGCTACCATTACACCACCGGGGCAATCTAACTGTGGAGCGGGGTAGGGGAATCGAACCCCTCGCTTTAGCTTGGAAGGCTAAGGTATTACCACTATACGAACCCCGCATACTTATATTCTAACAACATTTTGTTCAAAAGTCAAATTCAATTTGACCAAACGTATATCAACACTATTTATTAGTGGAAGCGATGAGTAGCGAACTCACAAGCTATACCATATAGAAACACACTACGGATTCGAACCGCCTTGCTAGCCTGCTCCCCAGAGCGAGTGACATTAAAGTAACCCATAACACCTGCCGCGATACAGGCTCGTTACTCTATGCTAGTGTGTTTTTATATGGCTTCGGTCTCTCCCGAAATGTCACGCCTGTCGCAAACGTTTGCGGTGAGTAGCGAACTCACAAGCTATACCATATGTAAACACACTGTTGTATACAGACTACCGTTACCAGCTAGTGAGTTTAGATATCTCTATTCCCAGGCTACTGAATACTCGTCACAATATGTTTGCATATGGTAGGGGCACAGAGAATCGAACTCTGATTACCTGGTTAAAAGCCAGATACTTTAGCCGTTAAGTTATACCCCCATATGGTCCCAGTGCTGAGATTCGAACTCAGTTCTCTCGGCTTAAGAGGCCGGACTTCACCTTCAAAGTTTCTCTGGGATGGATCGTAAAGAATTTTCTTTTACGTGCCATCTGAGACCATACGGGGGTCAAAGATGACACTATCGTTTACCTGAACGTTTCATGTCATTTTTCCTTTACTTAGTTAATTGAAATAGTTCCTGCCAAGCATCAGCTGGATTACGACCCTGGTCTAGCAAGGCAACGTAAGTCTTCAACTTATCTTCTGGAACTTTGAAATAGATGTTTGCGTAAGTGCAATCAAAGTCGTCATCGGCATCGTGTGAGTACCAAGGATGTGTTGACATTTCATCAAAAACATCTTCGTAGTCTTCACGATTGCCGCCACCGTTACGTGTATGAACAACAATCATTCCATCTTCAACATAAACATCACGATAGCGACCAAAGTCACCTTGTGTCTTACCTAACAAACTCAAGAGTTGATCCGAGTTTGGATTTGCACCGAAAATCATGTTATACAAACTCATATCATACTCCTTGTTAAAAATACTAGTTCCTACTATCACCCATCGTCACTAGTAACCGTTGAAAGACCTTGCATCAAAACAGTGTCTTTGTTTGCCTTGGAGTATGGGGTCGGATTTGAACCGACGAATCAACTGGTTTGCAATCAGTGCCATTAAGCCTCTCTGGTACCCATACATATCTAGTGACGCTAGAACATTTTGGTGCCTCCAACAGGACTCGAACCTGTAACCCAGCGATTATGAGTCGCTTGCTCTAACCAATTGAGCCATAGAGGCAATTTTTATACTTGGTGCGAGTGGCCGGAATCGAACCGGCACGCCTTTCGGCGAGAGATTTTAAGTCTCTTGTGTCTACCTATTTCACCACACTCGCAAATCTTAGTGCTATTATATAGCAAATAATAGCTGTTGTCAAATGAATTTGTAAGCCTACGTCAACGTTTATCGTAGATTTATTCAGGACCTACCGGCCGCCTAGCCTGACCTCGAGCACGATGGATATCACTTGGGCTCCGTCCAGTATAGTCTCCATTACAGACCTCCGCAGTTCCCCGCGGGTGGGAGTTGAACCCATTAACCTTTTACTAACTCGGTCCTTCGAAGAAACCTTATTAGCGTGACTTCACTTGCTGACACTTACAAAACTTTGGTGGAGATGACTGGGGTCGAACCAGTAGTGCCTTTCGGGCGGCGGATTTACAGTCCACTGGGGTTACCAATTTTCCTACATCTCCATTTATACTTAACAAATTTCTATATCATCAGTGCGATAAATACGATATGGAAACAAAATACATTAACAAATCAATAATTAAAGTGTTAGTCGCATTGATTATAACAATTATTGCTATCCCCTATTGGTTTTATGTAGGGGGAACAATTCTAGGATTCATAGCTGTTCGCTTAGTTGCAATGCTAATTCAAGGCATAGGGTCGGTCGGAATCCATAGATGGCTTTGTCACAATTCTTTTAAACCAAATAAGTTTGGAAAATACTTGATGCTAACTGGTATTGTGTTTTCTGGATTGGGTAAACCATTATACCATGTATTAGCCCACAATTTACATCATCGTCATACTGACAACGAACTTGATCCGCATTCACCTAAATACTTAAATTTTTGGGACATTGCATTTGGAAGATTCAGAATTAACTCAGGCTTTGCAGTCCCTAAACATGTATTGCGTGACAAAGAAGTAATGTTTGTAAACAATCATTACTGGACATTATACTTTGGATTTAATATTTTACTTGCAGTAATTCATTTACCTACTGCATTAATATTCTGTCCTATCACATTCGTGCTTGCATGGATTGTTGCCCCTTATATTAACTATCATGGACACAATGGACAAGATGTAGCGAACATCGGTCCACAAAACTTGTCACCTGCTTTAAGTTTCATTGCACCTTCTGGTGAGGAACTACACAAGAATCACCATGAAAATCCCGGTTCATATCATTACGACGGTAATGGTAGAAAAGATATAATGCGATGGTTCATTGAACATGTTCTAATTAAGAAGTAATTTGGCGGAGCATGTAGGAATCGAACCTACTCACCCATTGCTGAATGACAGATTAGCAATCTGTTGCCTTAACCGGTCGGCCAATGCTCCATAAAATCGTGATAGTTTCTATAACACCCATTGAAACTAACAAACGTTGAAATACCATGCATCAAAACAAGATATCTATTTGCTCTGGCGCCTCGTATCGGGCTCGAACCGACGGCCTCAACAGTGACAGTGTTGCGCTCTAACCAACTGAGCTAACGAAGCATAATTCTATTCCCGACCGGACTTGCACCGATAATATACTAGATACGTTGAACCTAGCCTTCCTACTGGAACGTGCTTTCTTCACACGACTGACGAGAAATCTTGGTGCAGCCAAAGGACTCGAACCTTTGCGGGAATCTAGAATGCGGAGCCTTCGCCCCTACCCAACCATTGCTGCATAAACACAAAAGCAATACTGTACCCTCACAGTCGGCTACGATCCTATCGCGGCTACCTCTCAGGATATTTTCAAACTAATGTGCCTAAACTTGGTAGAGCGTAGGGGAATCGAACCCCTCTTACCGACGTGAAAGGCCAGTGTCCTAACCGATAGACGAACGCTCCATGATAGATTGAGATGGTAGAATCGAACTACACTAGTCAGTAATCTCTAACTGAGACTACCCGCAACCATGCTCCTCAAATTCTCTATGCGAAAACACAATACTCATCGGCGTGAACCATTTGATTGTTCGGCATTGTGTTTACGTATAGAGCCCTGAACTTAACAGGGTCTATACAAAATTTAAATTTTTAAAGACTGTTTGTAAGAAAGTGCGATGACTTTCTCAACTCATGCTATGATTATAGCACCTTTTTGATTTATTGTCAACAACTTTTTAACTTTGTTGACCAAGTGATTCAGCAGTTGCTTTATCACTTTCAATACAATAAGTATAACACCGTTTTGATTTAGTGTCAATATTTTTCTTGTTGTATTTTTACAACAGTTTTACAGTACTTTTGTTTTTGGTCCGGCGTGCAGGAATCGAACCCACATTCACGGTGTAGAAGACCGCTGTATTATCCATTATACTAACGCCGGAGAATTTAGGCTGTTAGTGATTGTCTGAGTGTTTCTAATTCCTTGTCACTAAGGAATAACTCTAATTTGTTTTGCTCTGCGCTTGGGTTCTTGGCCCAATCGTATGTAGTATAGATTCTAACATGATTATCTTGTGGATGTACACTAAGTTTATTAACTTCACAAAACAATTTATAACCTGCGTTTTCGCTTACTAACATACATACTCCATTAAAAAATTGGCTCCCCAGGATGGGATCGAACCACCGACACGTTGATTAACAGTCAACTGCAACTACCGCTGTGCTACTGGGGAATAAATTTGGTGCCCAATGTCTGACTCGAACAGACGACCTATCGCTTACAAGGCGATTGCGCTACCACTACGCTAATCGGGCTTTCATTCTATTTACACAAATTATATCATAGGAAAACTTTTTTGTCAAGTGTTTTTATTTATTATTTAAGTTGTTGGGTAACATAATTTAAGACAAACTCTTTTGTTTTATATTTTAATTCTTCCCAGTCTAAATTATTTTTGTATGTGTTCATCAATGTGGTAGTGTCATACCCCAATGTAGAAATTTCTCCTAATAACCATACTGCTGGTTTTATATATGGTTGATTTTCATTATTCAGTTCAACTGCTTTAATACGTGCTGTTTTTGCATCCCAATCTTTATTGGTCCAATATAGATCAGAATCCGATAAAAATTTATAACCATACATTTCATGGTTTAAATCAAACTCACTTTTATAAACTTGGTCATTGTTTTTGTTAATATGTAAACCTAAAAATTTCCAACTAGGCATATTATTATCAATACACCATTTTTGTGTATCATCTATGTCCTGATTATTTTCTCCAGTTAATCCTACTATAAAGCCTAGATGAAAGTTCATTTTATTATTCCATCGTTCTTGTAGCTCTAATAGGAAGTCTTTTGCGTGGGCGCCGTTCCATCCTTTGCCTACAAGTTTACTAGCCTTCTTATGAAAACTTTCAATACCGAAAAAGGAACTTTTTAATCCACTAGCTTCCAATAGTTCAATTGTATGCCTTTGTACGCCCATTAAATCTAGTCTGTTATATCCAAACCATTGTAATTTAAATGGTAATCGTTGTGCTATATTTGCTAGTGCTTCTACTTTTTCTGTACTTTCATTTACTGTATCATCTAAGAAAAAATATTTTGTAGTTCCATATTTTTCATAATTTTCTATGAATTCTTTTTCTACAAGATCATAACTTCTAATATAAGTATTCTTTTTCTTACCTAACAACGGATATCTACAAAATGTACATTTGAATTGACAGCCTCGACCGAGTTCTATAGGTAAAACCTCATCACTATGCAAATATAAATCATCATAAAAACAATTTTCTAAATTTGCGATATCAAAAGGTTTTCTATTAGAAACACGCACAGTGGATTCGTCCATATATTTCAATAAAGAATCTTCTGCATGACCATGAAAAAACTTCCAATCAAACTTGAAATTTTTCTCTATAGATCCGCCGCCTCCTAGTATCCAGTCTATATTTGATTTAATCTTTTCTTGAAGTTCAATTCTAGCATCGTTTACCCAGTCAGGTTCTAAAAAAGTTCCAGGCTTGAGAGATGCTAAATTAGAATGTGCTGACCAAAAAGTAGAACTAACACCAATGGCAATTGTATCGCTATCTATATTTTTTAGTGTGATATCTACTAGGTCACGGGTACTCAAAAGATTACAAAAATCTATAACCTTAACAGTATACCCGTGACATTTCAACCAGTGGGATAATTGATGTGGACCAGCAGGCCTAATCGGTGCATGATCCACATTTAAACAGTTCCAAAGTATCAATTGGGCCATTCTATGACACCAAAATTCTACTATGTTTCGGAACACCTGCAAGCAAATATTCCATTTGATCCGCAAGAATCGTGCGATTTTGTAAAATCATGTTTTCATAGTGATTTGGCGAATATGGAACATACAACAATTCTAAGCCACATTCTTTTAATAGTTTGTGACCCTTCTTTGCGTTACAGTCTTTACATGCAGTAACCACGTTCATCCAAGTATTTTCACCACCTCTACTTTTAGGTAGAATATGGTCACGACTTAGATGATTATAGTTAGGAAAATGACCACCGCAATATGCACATACATGTCGGTCACGACCAAATAATGTTCTATTAGTCAATGCAACATTAGCATGTTTGTGTGGGTTGAAACCATGACCCTTAATAGCAATGATGCTAGAAGTTTCTAGGTAACTCATTTCACCGTCGTGTTGAATACCACCTCGATATTTAGCCACAACTTCACCTAATGCCCATGCTACTGAATTTTTTGCATGGTAGGTAATTGCGTCATCGTGCGAGATCCACTGCCGAGGAACTCCTGAAATATCTAGTGCTAGAACAGCCATTTTGTACTCCTTTGTTTGCTATTGTCACTATAACTATTTAACTAGTTTGGAGGGTCATAGAGGATTCGAACCTCTGACTACTGGTTTCGAAGACCAGAACTCTTCCACTGAGTTAATGACCCTAGTATATCATAAAAATTAATTTGTGTCAACTTTTGGTGCCCCACCCCGGAGTCGAACCGGGAATACTTCTCCTTTTGAGAGAGATGACTTTACCAATTTGTCCAGCAGGGCCTTATAAAATGTCAACAATTTTAATTTCTGCTATTTTAACATCATTTTTATCTGCTTCAATTTGCACAAGGTTACCCCATTCTTCAGCAGAAGTCTGATCTATGAAACGTCTTTCTGACGTATAATCATCTATAAAAATTAACTCAAGGTCTGTTTTATTTTGATAAAAAAATTCTTCACATTTTTCATACAGTGAGAAAAGCATATTGCTTGGCATGCAATAAGGAATCTTTTCTTCAAATCTAATACGGGTAGCTTTTTGTAGTGTTAGCATAATAATCTCTTAAACGTTTATTTAGTTAACAAACATACGCGGTTAAAGTATCAAACGTTCAAATTGCTACATATTTGAAGTTAGGAATATCGGTGGGTACGTTTACATATTCATCAAAGTCATGTAAGAAAAAAAATCGCCATTTACTTGTGAAGACTTCATGTTCAGCATTATTAATAAATGTAAAATAAAATTTGTTTTCTTCTGGAAAATCAATATGCTTACCATCCATTAATAGATAGTCTCCATGCTCTACCTGTTCTTCATCAAAAGAATAACAAAATGTAACAGTTTGTATATGACCGTGCCGATGTTTATGTACCGAGGCACCCGGTGGCACGATAAACAAAAAAGACAAAACTGGTGTTGAATTTAATTTATTTACTATACCCACAACTTCTTGCCATTGTTTTGCAATTAATTTTCTAAACTCTACAGGTAAGTAATCTTTTTCAACCTCTAGTGCCCTACGTAAGTGTGTTGTAGTCACAGTATGATACAATGACCCCGGACGTTTATATGTTTCCTCTAGCATGTATTCTTTACTTTCATCAATGTGTGATAATGGTAAAGTATCAATAAGTAAATAATCTATTTTTTTAAATTCTTTTTCTTTTAGATCAAACCTAGTTCGACCTACTTTATAAAAGCTACTGTTTCTAAAGTCTGCAAAATTCATGTTTTGTTTATCCAATTAATCTTCATCCCAAGTTAGATGGAGTCCAATCACAATCATTGAGTGGTTTATTAAATGACAAGAAGTAATCTAAGTCAGACATGAATTGACGTTTAAAATACGGAGTGCCATCTTCTTTCTTTGCACTGATAATTTCTAAAATATCTTTTTGCATATCAGTAATATTATCAATTACATCTGTTCTAATATTAGTGTGCGGAAGTATACCGTCTTCAAATGATAGATCGTGAAGTATCCAAAAACATCTATTGTTTGCTGGTAGTACTTCATGTGCAATATGTGATGCGGCGAATGACATACGGTCGAATGGTCGGCAGTACATTGTTTTAAACTTTGAATCATCTACTGAACAAGGACTAATCTGTAACTCATTTAGATTATAATAGTCAGTATATCTTACTGGAATTGGATCCCATTTATCTAAATCTTCTAATGAGAAAGGAATACATGCAGTATAAGACCATGACTTCCAGTGGCGCCAAGTGTCAGGAAAGTTTTCCACCGTTTGGTGGCTTTCTGGCACACCACTAGGATTTACGTGTAGAGCCACCCCTTGCCCGTAATCAGTTGGGATTATCTTATGACTAATAAAGTATTTGCTGTATAAATCACTAATTGCTTGAACATGCGGTGGCAGTGACCAAGAAGGATCAAACCATCTAGAAAATTTCTTAAATTTATCATAATATTCGTGATATGCATAATTACTATCACGCCAAAATGAATACGCAGCCTGATGAACTTTTGATATTCGGTTGCGTGTCATCATTTCTTCAAATGATTGTTCAGGTGATTTTTTAGTTTGCATTTTTTAACTCTCGTAGAATATTTATGCACATACAATACAAAATTAATTTTTGACATAAAGTAGAGGAGTCGAACTGAGAACACTCTTTCTTTTGAGAGAAGCGACTTTGCCAAATATGTCTAGCAGGGCATAAATATTATTATGGCAACATCATTTGAAAAAACTATAGATAATTATCAATTGTTATATGAATTATTTAGTGATGAACCGTATAAACAGAAATCATCATTTACAATGAGTACTACATTTGTAGCTGATGACACATTATCTACACCTAAATTTGTACAAGAACAAGTTATTAATAAATCGGTGTTTGTGTTGAATCCTGAATGGTGCCGATGACTGGAATCGAACCAGTGACACACGGATTTTCAATCCGTTGCTCTACCAACTGAGCTACATCGGCAATTGTTTGGCGGAAAGCAGAGGAGTCGAACCCCATCCCATTTCTGAGAACCTGGTTTTCAAGGCCAGTCGCAGGACCATCCCCGCTGCATTACTTTCCATATTTGGTGCCACGAACTGGAGTTGAACCAGTGACGCATAACTTTTCAGGCTATCGCTCTACCAACTGAGCTACCGCGGCATTATAGGTTTTTGAGAGCCAGTCTATCTTTCTCAAGGACTCAACTGATTGTCTCGTATGAGGGAGTTTAAACAACCTTGTGCCGCTACTGGTGTGTCAGTCACAAGAATAGGGACCTAGCACACAAGGGACTCAACCTCTACGTCTATCTCAAAACTTGGCTCCGTGACCAGGGATCGAACCTGGCT